GCTCTGTAAGCATTATCAGTTGTTCTAACTCTTAATTGATAGGTGACTGCTGATGTCGTATTTGGGCTATCAACATGAGATAAAATAGCAAGATTATAATTGTTTTGTGTTTGAGTTTGACTGTTAATATAACTTTCAGCAATACCCATTTCATCACTAAGTAGTTGAGAAGTTGATCCTCCACTTATTGATCTATACATTCTCGCATAACCTTGAGATTCGTGATACGATCCACTATTTGCATCACTATAAAAAAAATTAAAATTTTGTGATACTATTATTTTTGAACTAGTGCTTTCTGGTGTAATAGTCATGTTATAGTTTGTGCAAACTGTTTCACCTGCGGAGTCTTGAGTATAATCAGTTGAACTTTCAACATTTATTAATTGTTTTATTTTTCCACTACTAGGATTAACCCAATCTAAAACACCAGAGCCATTAGTTTTTAAAACTTGATCTGCACTTCCGTCAGTAGTTGGAAAAGTTAAAGTATAACTAGCACCTGCACTATGAGCAGGTGATTTTAATTTTATACCATGACTGTTTTGTGAACAGTTAAGTTGAAGTGTTCCGTCTGTTGTTCCATCACCTTTGATCTGTAAACCTGCGGCACTTGATGTAGAAACAAAATTTGTTTTTGCGTCTGTGATTGCACTATCAGCTACAGTTGTTGCAACACCTACTGCATTAACATTACCAAGAACTAAAATAAAATCTATTGAGTCGCTTGAAGCTAGTGTGCTTGAAAATGTAATTGTTGATCCATTTAATGTAAAAGAAGAATTAGGTTTTTGTATTGAGCCATTGAGAGATACCAACATATGATTAGCACTCTCTGGTGAAAAGTTTACTGATGCTCTTTGTAAGGTATAACTTGCAGTAGCAGAAGCAGTTATTGCATCTAAGACTACAAAATCTCCCGAAACAGGTGGTACTCCAATATAAGACATTATTTACTCCATACCTCGTGTGTTAAATTACTATTATTGTCTTTTACTAATAATTCATCATATTGTGTTTCAGTTGTGTAATTAGTTGGAATATCTCTCAAAGTTTGCCTCCATGTTTTAACATCATCAGGCATAGTGTAGTCACTATTAGCCATATAATCAGTTTCTTCTAATTTCTGTAATCTTATAGATTTAATTTCAGCTAGTTTTCTTTCTGCACTAGCATCATCCCATGCTTTATTTCTTGCATCATATTCAGCTTGTTCTTCAGTTGTTAAATCTCTTACAGTTCCATTTACCCATTTTTTGGTCATGATTTTTTAACTCCATATAGGCTAAAACTACCACCACTAAAGTTTCCTGAACCTGCAAAAATTTTAAAACCAGTAACATTTGTGCTTCCATGATACATTCCTGAGAATGTAAAGTTCAATGCTCCATTACCACTCCAATTTGTAGCTACTCCATGAAAAGGCACAATTTTTGAAGTATTTGCTTTAAAAGTAGTATCAAACCAACCTATAAAACTTGTTGTATTATCATGTGATTCTTCTGTAAACTGTATGTAAGTTGAGTCTTGTGATCTTGAAAAATAATCACTATCGCTTCTTGACCTTGAACCTTTACCATAACTATAATCATAGTTGCCACCAGTAATGGCTGAACTACTATTCATAAACTGTAATCGAATTCCACTTGATTGAGCTTTAAGAACACCTCTACCAGTAAACATATAATTATCGTATGTGTCTGAAAAAGCATCTATAAAATCAAATTCTGATACAGCACTACTGTAATTGGTTGTGGTAAGTCTTACTAAATCTTGTGGTGTACCAGTAATAGTGCCAGTAAAAGCATAATCAGAAGCTAGGTTTAATTTTGTATTACCTACTGCATCATCAGCTATTTTTGCTGTGTTGACTGCTGAATTTGCTAGTTTATCTGTTGAAATAATGCCGTCTGCTATATCAGAACTTGTTAAAGGTGCAGAAGCAGGTTGAACTCCAATAAATCCCATTTTATGTCGTTTCTAATATGCTTAAAGTTGCGTCTATTTTTGCTGTTACTGAACAATCAATCTTTAAAATGTCAGTAGTTTGTAAAACAATTTTACCACCTGTTAATACCTCTAAAGTTGTATTTGCAGGAATGGTAATACCTTTCACTAATAAAACTGTTTCATTTGTTTCTGTATCTGAAGTATCACTCACTAATTGAACATCAGCAGTCACAGAAGCAGTATGAATATTACAAAGCATAAGTCCAATGACAACAGTAGTTGTCGAACTTGGTACTGTGTAAAGAGTTAAGGGTGTTCCTGCACTCGCAGGCATTGCACCGTTAGTTTTTACTTTGAATGTATTTGCCATATCTTTTTTATCCTAATGCTATTGCCAATGGCAATGCGTTTGGGTCAGTTTCAGCGATAGTTCCTGTTACTGACATTGTACTTGTAAGAGCATTTGAAGAAATATTGAGTTGTAATATTTCAACATTATCTGTGCCGTCATTCATTTTTAACTTTAGAACACCAGATGTTGCTGTGTCTACCCATAAAGTACCTGCAACTGCTGAAGACGGAGCAGAAGTACCAGAATGAGAAGAATTTATTGCACCAAGTGTTGAATTAAGATTTGATCTAAATGTACCAAATGCAACATTATCAATAGTTATTTGTGAAACTTGCGCCATTACTTATTTAATACCTCATATATTTTAACTTTGCAACCCATAACCTTGGGCTTGATAGTCAAATGTTTTATTTATTATTGCGTCTGAACTATTGAAGAAAGTTATATCAAAAGAACTAGCTGATTTGTTATTCACAACAAAATAATCACCACTTGACATATTTTGACCTGTAACATTTATATTTGGAGTTACATAAAATGGGTTAGTGAATGTAATAGTTTTGGTGCTAGTGGTACTCGCAACATCTTCACCAAAATCACTTCTGCGTTCCATGTTTATTGAAACAGTTAATCCCTTCACTAATGCTCTTGATTGATTATTTAATGATATTAATTTTGCTCTAAATTTGAAAAATTTACCTTTGAAAGTACCTTGTTGAGCAATACCTGTATATGTTGATATTGCATTCAAACTTGATTCACTTGCGCCTATTTGTATATTAGTTCCTGCATTTGTAGGAAGGTTTCCGTCAAAGGGCGCTCTAGCATTTTCAAATAAATTCTCACCACGACCAAAATCAAATAGATCATATGGGTCATCAGAAACCATGTCTAATTGTATTTTGAAAGTTGTGTCAAATATTTGTGGTAAGGTTATTGTACCATTGAAGTCATAAGTACCACTTGATGTTATATTTTTATTCACTCCACCTGTTTCAAATACATAAGCACTATCAACAGCATCAAACAGACCTGTTTTATCTTCAAAGTTGGTAATTGTATCTAATGTTATCACATTATCACCCCCTGCTAATCCTGTTTCTGTTCTCTTAAATGTATTAGAAAAACTTCCTGCAAAATTAGGGTGTTCTGCAATACTTGAAATAAATTTATATCCTTGCGCACTCACATTTGAACTATAAATAAATGTTGGCTCTAAACTTTCATTACCAAGTTTATCAATGGCTTTAATAGCCAAAGCAAAAGGTGGGTCTATTCTGTTTACTATAACTGTATTAGCGCTTCTTCTTGGCACTCTAACTAGATCAGTAGAGTTAAACCATTGACCACCAGATGATACCTTTTGGTATCTTATTTCATAACTTTCTACATCTAGATCTGTTACAGGAATCCATGATAATTGCATTTGATCTGCACCAATCAATGATATTGAAAAGTCAGTAACATTCGCAGGTGCTTCTGTAGCTCCAATGACTTTATGAGTTGCAGTAATATAACTTGATTTAACACCAAGTGAGTTAATTGCTCTAGTTCTCACCTCATAAGTTGCTCCGTCTATAGCATTCAATAATTGATAATCAAGTGCTTTTCCTTCACCAATTAATCTAAAATCATCTGTAACTGCGTTTCCTTCTTTATCAAGTGTTTGTTTTGATTCTACTTCGTAATCACTAACAAATTGATCTAGTGAAGCACCTATTGTTGCTTTTAATCTAGTAATAACAGTTCCGTCATTGTACTCAACAAGGTCATCATCTAGTGTTAATGAAGAAGCAGGTTGAACAGTAAAAGGGTCTGGAAAATTAGTATCTCCAATAGTATCTACTTCAGAAATAGAACTAAAAGTATACCAACTATCTTGATGTTCTTGTAAAGATAATGATGATGTAAAATTAGAATTTAATGTCATTCCACCAACTCTAAATTGTTTGTTAGTCATTCCTAAAATAGTTGATGATACATTCACAATATCACCAATAGCTAAATCTAATGATTCATAATTCGCTGTTAATCCTAATTTTAAATTATTTCTACTCCTTTGCAGAATAATCTTTCCAAATTCATGCGCTTGGTAAGGTGAATTAATTGTATCAAGAGTTATATTACCTTCTTGTAAAAAACCACCGTCAGCAGTTTTGAATGTTGAATGTCCTGTGTCATAAACAATAGTGTCTGCTTGATAATTCTTGTCTGGATTCACAAAGTTTACTAAAACTCTGTTATACTTTTGATCTTTTCTTTCACTCTCAAGGCTTATACCACCAATGATATTATTTTCATTTAATGTAAAGGTGGCGCTCCCTGTTGATTCAATAATTAATTTAAATTTACCTTGAACATAAGGCATCAACCCACGCATACCTCTCAGCAAAGTTTTAATATTATCTAATATCTTTTTATTTGTGTTTAAAACTGCATTACATTCAAATAATTTTCCTGTTGTTCCTGTGAAGTAGGTTACAGTAGAGTCTGCTACAGTTGAAGCTGTGTAGAAACTTGGTATATCAATTTCTGTTATAGGAATCCCTTTTCCATATCTTTCATTGCGTAAAAAATCTAACAGAATAAAAGCAGGATTAGTTGAGTATTGACCTGTAGTTTCATTGCTTGAATTATCAAATGTTGAAATTTTCTTACCTTGCACCTTAACTTTAATATTTGGTATTCCTGTAAATTTATCTGCATCCCATTCAATTCTAAATGCTAAATAACAAACACCAGATAATTTATGATTGCTTCCCCATGATGACAATGTTGATAATAAACTAGAAGCAGATTGTCCGTCTGTTCCATAAAATGGTTGTACTTTGATTGTTGTTCCAAATCGTGAATCATTTGATGTCACTTCTGTTGCATTCGCAAAACTACTAGAAAAAGTTACAGCACTATCATTGACTTGTATTTGTGTTACTGCATTTATTTCGCCTTCACATAAAACCAAAGCACCATATAAATATTTATTATCTGTGCCACTTGTTTGCAAAAATACACGAGTTCCACCAAGTAATCTTTCACCATAAACCACAGGAATTTGAGCATTATTAGAGCTCTTGTTGACTAAAGTACCTCTAATTTCTTCAACTTCAGGAATATCTGGTATCTCAGGTATAGGTATAAACCATGATACAACCTGTTGTACTATCTGTTGTATTGGTTTTATTATCTCTGCCATTTATTTTTAACCCTCATAATCCTATTGTTTTTGAATGCTT